ATGTGGTGAAGGTACTTTATCTAGCATATTTAAAGTTTCTAAAGCTAATGGAGATCCACCCTTAAATGATTGTTTGAGTCTGCCATTATCGTTATAATCTTTTTTCATCCCATCTCTACCTATTGGGTCTTTTCCAAAAGCACTATCTTGAGTATGTGTTTTAGAAAGTTTTTCTTTTGGTCTTCCTAATGGAGTTTTTTCATTATATCCATCTGGGACATTACTTGGGTCAGATTGTGTTCTACCCATTCCATATAACGAAGCTAAATCGTGTGGTGTGCCATAAGATTTACCTGTTTCTTGTGGATCATTACCTTCAGCTTCTATTTGTGCCAACCTAAAGTTACGTTTAGTATCTTGTTTGATTAAGTCTCTATATTCATCGTATTGATCTTCACTGAAGTGGAATATGTTTTCATAAATCCAATCAGATGGAATCAATTTACTATCTAACATTGATTGTGCCAATGTCATTTTTTCTGTCATTAATGCTACTCTTTCTTGATCATATATGATTGATGGAGTTGTTAAAGACAAATCAAAATTTGTTAGATTTTCATCTTTATAACCTTGAGTATATAAGTGAACTAATGCTATCTTTTGTAACTCAGATACCATAATTCTTTGAATTCTTTCTATTGTTCTAGCAAATCTAATATCTTGTGCCGCTAATGTAGCCTTACCTTCTGTATCTGCCTCATATCCCATAAATGCTTTAGGAACTTTAAGTGCTGCAAATAACTTATCTCTTAAGTATTCTACATCAGCTATACCATCATATTGCAATCCAGGAGCAGATTCTATTTTAGTTGCTGTATCATTTCCTCTAACAGGTATGTAAAAATCTTCAAGCATGTTTTGCATGTTGTATTTAAGATTATACTCTCCAGTTTGTGGGTCTGTAAGAGGAGTACGTTTCATTTTAGAAATAGTCTTCTGCATAAAGTTTTCTACTTCAGCAGGAGGAATATTACCCACGTTCATGTAAAAAACGCGCTTTTCAGGTGCTCTAACTATTCTATGTATCAACATTGCGTCTTCCATTAGAACGTACTGTTTAAACAGTTTACGTGCTGGTTCTATGTATGATCTACCATATGGGAGGAAATTAGTATCAGTTAATAATCTAAAGTGAGCCATTTCGTAGTTATCAAATATAAGGGCATTACCACTTACATCATTTGAGTTTGGAACATTAAAATAACCATACCCACCTGTTGTTAAACCATCTGGGTCAAATTGGAATTGTATGTCTGCAGGCTTATCAGGATCTCCACCTTCTATTCTTTCAATATGGAATGCATTGTAAGGTATAACATTGTAAACACCGAATTTTTCTGCTATTTCTAATTTAAGGAAAAAATCTCCATATTTACACATATTTCTAACCCAAGGCCATAGGTTAAATTCTACGTTTAATACATCATAAAATAAATTATATAATATTTTTTGGATATTTTCATCAGAACTTCTAATTTGAAGCACTTCACCCATATCATTTTTAAGTGTAGACTCATCAGCTATAATATCTAAAGCAGAAGCTATAATAGCATCTGTATCCATCGAGTCGTATTCTGAATATAGTTGAGGTCTTAATGTTTGGTAATTAAAGTTACTTTGATAACCATATAAAGATGTTGGTGAGGTAGAATATAATCTATTAAATCTATCTACTAGTGAGTTGTTTTCATATTCACCAGATTGTTGAATTTTGTTTATATCAACAACCTTTAATTGGTCTCCACCTTGGTTGCGTATTATAACATCTGTTGAGAATAACCTTTTTAACCTTGAAAATAATCTTGTATCTGCCATTTTATTATATCCTTATATTATTATAAATACTATAGAAGCCAACTAATGTCTTCTTCCCCACCTGAGTATGGGTTATCTATTTTGAATGGGTTTTGATCTGTTGATGGAGAATATGCTCCTATATGTTTTGGTTTATTTGTTGATATGTTATTTAACATATTTTTTGTTAAATCCATTCCATGTTGTTTGTATTTAAATGCTGTATCTCTCATGTATTGTCCTATAGAGAAACTTAATACTAGATCATCGTTGTAACCTGATTGTGCTTCTGGTTTTCCATTTTTCCAAACAAATGTTCTCATCTCTTCTAATAACCTTTTACTTTGAAATGTAACACCCTTATCAGATAATGACTCTTGAAATTTGCTTATCACCATAGGTCTTGTCCTTGAAGACATTGTAAATCCAGGTGTCATTTTTGATGTATCCATATATTGTTCAAAATACGAATCAGCTCTCACTTCTCCACTCTTAGGTGAATAGTAGAGATTAGTATATCCTCTATCTATAACTGTTTGTATTGTTGCCCAACCTATGCTATTATTTTCTATTACAAGTAGTGCTTCATTGTATTCTGTAGCTATACCTACTAGTAAATGTCCGTATTCTTTTGTGCCTAATTGTCCTTTATATTCTGCTACTTGAACATTGTTTTCCACATCAATGATATGAAACGCAGAATGGTCTTTCCCATCTCCACGAGCGACATCAGCAACCACCATATAAGTTCTTGAATAGTCACATGGTTCCCAAACCCATAAATTGCGATCAGTTCCCCTACGTTCCAGAGGTTCTTTAATGTAGGTTTTCTCATAAAATTCTATATATTCAGGATAAAATACTACATCACCTGATGTGCTGAAATCACAGTCACATTCTTGGGCCGCCATTCTAGGATCACCTAGTAATTCATCTTGTCTTTTTCTCCACGTTTCATCTCTTTCTGGGTGGACAAACCATGGAAGTTTTATTGGAAGGAAATCGTTTTCTTTATTTTCTGCTCTTACCCATGTTTGATGAAACCAATTTCCAGTACCATAAGGAGTAGATAAAGCAATACAACCACCACCTGTAGCTAAGGTTTGTTGAGCTGATGCCCATATTTCACCTATATTTTCAATGAAGGCGGCCTCATCAATTAGTAGTAAAGATACTGCTTCAGATCTACCTGCATCACCTGCAGCTGAAGTTGCTTTAATTTGAGAACCATTAGTTAATCGTAATGTTAATTTATTGTTTTCGTCAGCGTTAATTTTAAGCCATGAGGGTAAATTTTCATACATGAACTTTACCTTTGTAACCATGTTTTTAGCTGTGTCTTGTTTTGTTGCTATACAAAGTATATTTTTATCTTTGTGAAATAGCATCATCCATAATGAAAAACCTGCTGTTAAAGTAGATATACCTAACTGTCTAGATTTTAAAATTATTGAATAGGGATTGTCTTGAAATAAAGATAATACTTTTTCCTGGAAGGGGTATAATGAGAATTGGATTCTACCTCTTTGAGGATGTTGTATAAAACAGTATTTTTTCATAAAATGTACAGGGTCGCTAGCACATTTTAGGTATTCTTGTCTTATAACTTTTTTTATATCACTCATTTAGGTTAAAGCTATTAGTGTAATTATAGGTAATAAAATGGATCCTATAAAACCAACTATTTTTAATCTTTTTTGTTTTTTGATTTCTTTTTCTTGTGTTTTGATAACGTTGTCTTTAATCTCAATTTCTTTTTTATTGTTGCTTAATATGTCTTCAAAATTTTCAATTATAGATTGTTGGTTGTCTGATTTAATAGAAAGCTTTATAAATATATCTTTTTGCATTTCTATTATCTCTTGACATAAACTATCTTTTTCTTTATAAGCAAGGAGGAGACTATCTGCTATTTCATACTCTAAAAGATCGCTCAATATTGTTCGAGCATCATCTAGATGCATTAAAATTAAAGTATCACCTTTAGTGTTAATTATTTCCCTTACCTCTCCTCTTGAGATAGTCTGAGATGTTATTTGTGACATCGTCGCTATCCATATTGTTAATAATATTAGGTATTTCATTGCGTTTTTTCTCTAAATCTGCTAGTTTAGTTTCTGTTTCTTTTAAGATAACTTCAGTACTATCTATAGCATATAGTATAATGTTAATTTCGTTTTGTAGTTTACTATTAGCTAAACTGAGACTATCGTTGGATAGTCTTAGTTCTTTGTTTTGTTTTTTTAATAGATTTATTTCATCCTCATAGGTATCAATTGGAGTTGATGGTTTGGATAATAGACTTAAAATTAATGCAACTGCTAATATTATTATAAAAACTAATTGTATGTTATTAAAGAGCTTTTTCAAGTTGTTTCTTTTCTTTAGTCATTTTCTTTAACTCATCCTTAATCTTATCTTTAGCATCACCTTCAGCTGCTTTAAATTCTTTAGCTTTGTCCTTCATTTTTTTAGTTAACTTTTGTAGTTTATTTGATGTTGCTGCTATTGAATCTTTTTTCTTTAATTCTGCGGATGTTGGTTCCTCTTCTTCTCTAAGATCCGTACCTTCAATATCCCCAGGTCTAACCCAAAAAGTATCTTTTTTACCTAAAATAGCAGATTCTTCTTTTGGTCGAATATATATTCTAGGACCTTGTCCATCATTGTGTCGTACAATTCTCATTACTTCATGTGGTTCACCCTCATAAAATACAACTTCCCCCTCCTCAGGGTATTTTAACTTTTCATCTTCTTCTCTAATAGAAATATCATCTAGTGCATCCATTGTATCTCCAAAACCTGGCATATCATATTTTGTATCTGATTTTCGTTGTTCTAAGGCAGCCATAATAGCGTATACTGCATCTTGCTCTTCGTAATCATATTTTCTAGCCATTGCTTTAATAAAACGGTTTAAAGCTGTTGTTACTTCAGGGTTTAGTGATTCGTTTAGTCCTCTTTCTCTGTCCATCATTCTTGAAACTTCGGCTGCTTGTAAGACATCTATGGCTTTTTCCATTAATTCTGGGTAAGGATAGGCATCATGTTTTTTAATGAAAGCAAGAATTGTTCTTAGTGTTCTGAATGCATCAGCTGTGTTTGCTTGATTCTCTGATAGAAGTGATTTTATTTTGGTTTTGATTGCTTCTTTGAGCGTGGATTTTTTCATTGGGATATTTTTGTAATAAATATTAAACGTTTAGTGCCTCTCGCACTAATTTAACACGCTCCTC